GACGGCAAGATCGAAGAGCGGGACAACTGGAGGATCCTCCAGTCATGGATGATCGGGGCCTTTCTGAACGAGGTGTTCGGCGAATGGCTCCGCTTTGCGATGCTCACGGGGAACATCAATCTTCCCAATGAAAAATACGACAAATTCAATGCCCCGAAATGGCAGCCGCGGGGCTGGCAGTGGGTCGATCCTCAAAAAGATCAGGATGCCAGTGTCCAGGGGATCAACCAGGGGCTGAAGACAAGGACAGCGGTGTGCGCGGAACAGGGCGAGGATTTCGAGGATCTCCTGGATCAGCTTGTCCTGGAGCAGAAGATGATCGAGGACAAGGGGGCGGTTATTGCCCCCGGTCAGCCCAAGGCAGCCCCAAAGACCGACCCGAAAACAAACGACGGAGGAAACGCAAATGTCGAAGAAGAAGACAACGAAGCAGAGAACGATTAAGACCGGCGTGCTCTACCGCACGATGGAAGTAAACCGGGAGGCCGTGGACAAGGACGCGAGGACTATTCCCCTGTCCTTCAGCTCCGAGGCTCCCGTGGAACGATACTTTGGGTGGGAAATTCTTGACCATAGCCCACAATCTGTACGCCTGGAACGCATGAAGAAGGGCGGCCCGTTTCTCGTGGACCATGACAGGACAGACCTCGCGGGAGTCATTGAAGACGTATCCGTAAGCAGCGACCGGAAAGGCCGTGCCGTAGTGCGTTTCGGAAGGAGCGCGCGAGCAGAGGAAATCTACAATGACGTTCTGGACGGGATCAGAGGAAATGTGTCCGTGGGATACCGGATCCACAACATGATTCTGGTCGAGGAAAAGGACGAAGTGGCCACCTACCGGGCGACAGACTGGGAACCCCTGGAGATCAGTCTGGTTTCCATTCCCGCGGACATTACCGTCGGAGTCGGGAGGGGTGAAGGGTCGGAATACGAAATCAACGTAACATCAATGATGAAGGAGGAAAGAAGTATGGAAAAATGTAAAGTATGCGGGGCTGACCTGGTCGAAGGAAAGTGCCCTGAATGTGAAAAAAGAAACGCGGCGGAGAAGGCCCGCCTCGATCGAGAGAACTCGGAAAAGATTCGCATCGAGATGGAGAAAGCCGAGCGCACCCGCGTGTCGGAGATAATGGCCATCGGCCAGCGCCACGGGCTCCTCGATCTCGCCATGGAATATATAAAGGACGGCAGGCCCCTCGACGCGTTTCGGGCGGATGTCATCAATAAGTTGAGCAACGCGACGCCGCTCCATCTTGACGGCGGCGACAACCGTGCGGCATTGCAGCCCTATCGGCGTCTCGGCGACCAGCTTGTCGATATCGCTATGGCCGTAAGGCCGGAAGCATCAACGGCAAGGGAACGGCTTATCGTTTTGAACAGGGCAATTTCCGGCATGTCCACCTCAGTGCCGTCAGACGGCGGCTATTTATTGCAGACTACGTTTACCGAGAGATTGCTTGATAAGCCGGAGGAAGTATCAAAGATATCTCCCCTCTGTACCAAAATACCCATCGGCGTCGGATCTGACAGCCTGGAGGCCCCGTTTATCAACGAAACATCCCGCGCGACAGGATCACGCTGGGGCGGTGTCCAGACGTACCGTGAAGGAGAGTCCCTTTATCCGTCGGGAAAAAAGCCGAAGATCGGCCAGTGGGAAATCAGGCTCTATGATCTGATATCCGTGTGTTATGCGTCGAACCGGCTCCTGAGTAACGCGACCTCGCTTGAAGCGATCATCACCAAGGCGTTCCGGTCAGAGAATTTCTTCAAGCTCGACGACGAAATCATCAGGGGAACCGGCGCCGGCCAGTGCACGGGCATTATTTATGCACCCTGCCTCGTCACCGTCTCGAAGGAAGATGGCCAGGCAGCGGATACCATCCTGACGGAAAACATCAACAAGATGTTTAATGCGCTATTCGCGAATTCACGAGGAACCGCGGTATGGATCTATAATCAGGAATGCGAGCCGCAGCTTGAGACACTGACTCTGCCAATCGGCACCGGCGGCGTACTTATGCCCATGTTCCAGTATGCGGGATACGGAACGAACAACTCGCCGGTCAACAAGCTCAAGGGCCTTCCGGCGATTCCCGTGGAGCAGGCCAGCGCGCTGGGCGACCTGGGCGACATCATCCTGGCCGACCTTTCCGGATATATTCTTGTTGATCAGGGCGGCATTGAGGCGAGGCAGAGCCTTGAGGTCAAGTTCCTGGAGAACGAGAAGACCTTCCAGTTCATTTACCGCGTCAACGGCGCTCCGCGTCTGCGGTCGAAGATAACTCCCTACAAGGGGGCCGGATATTACAGCCATTTCGTCGGGCTGGAAGCCAGATAAGATAAACAATCGGGAGGGGCATTCCCCTCCCACGATTCCATGAAGGAGGATATAAAAATATGAAACAAATACTAAGCCAGGACTTGAAGATTGTCCCGATCCTCGTCAGCCTGGACATCAACGCCGGCGTCGATTGCGATTCCGTCGATATGCAGGGCATGAAGAGTGTGTCATTTCTCTTCACCTTTGGTTCCGATCTGTCCGGTGATGCCATATTGACGATCAACAGCGGGACGACCCACGGCGCCAAGACCACCGCCATGACATTTAATTATCGTTACGGCGGCGCGGCCATAGGCTCTGCCCTTGCGGATGTGCTGTCAGATATCGCCTCCAGCGCCGCGCTTACCCTGACGGGCACCACATTTGTCAGCCGCGGTCTCATCTGTGAGGTGAATGTCGATCAGATTACGGACGGTCATCGCTATATAACCCCATCACTGAGTTCCGCAGCTTCTGCCGGCGCCGTCCATGCGTGGGCGCTCCTCGATCCGATGTACAAAGATCCCGGCGCGGATTCGGTAATTGATTAATAACCTGGGGCGGCCCGCACAAGGGCCGCCCCCTTACCGCATATTGGCTTTTTGCCATTGATCGAAAGGAGATCATTATGCAGACACGATCATACTGGAAACAGTTCAACCTGACGTTCAGGGACGAAATCTACGGCCCCGACAAAGACAAATCACTCTGGCAATTATGCCCTCTGGCCGCCCTTTTTGACCCGTCTGTTGCGACCATATTCTATGATGATTTTTTTATTCAGCCGGGCACGAAGGCATCGGCGGCGGGAAACTATGTCATTGTCGAAGACGACGGGGCAGGCGGTACGGATGCCGTCTCTGATGCCGCGGGAGGCCTTTATATTCATTATGCCGATGGCGACGACAATGACGAAGCATATCTGATATCGGCACATGAGACATGGAAATTCGCAGCCGGCAAGTCGCTCTGGTTTGAAGCGAAGTGCGGTGTTATCGAGGGTGCGACGAATGAGGCACAATTCATTGTTGGCCTCATGGACGCAGCCGGCGCGGACTCCGTTCTGGACACTGAGGCCGGACCTGCCGCAACCTATGACGGCGCGGTCTTTTTCAAGGTTGGAGGCGCCCTCAGTTATTATACGGAATCTTCAAACGCCGGAACGCAGGTTACCTCCGACGCCCTCGGAGTCATTGTCTCCGGCACGGCGAATAAATTCGGGTTTTTCTTCAAGTCCGAATCTGATTCAGATACCACCGGGACAATCCAGTTCTTTGTAGACGGTGAAGCGGTTGGTGACGCGCACACGATTACCCTGGCTGGTCTTGAGGAAATGCACTTTATCATCGGCGTAAAGTCCGGCGCAAATGCGGCGGAAGATGCATTCTTCATTGATTATGTGAAGATCGTGCAGATCAGATAAGGAGCACTGACATGACCGTACGCCTTGAAACGACAATTCGGAAATGGAACGGGCAGGACGGGGATCATGTGACGATCACCGACGTGCCGGAAGGCTCTACCTATCATGCCGTGGATACGGGAAGAAAATATGTATTCCACGACGGCGGATGGGCGGAGGATTTGCGTGACATCTATGTTGCGGAACATGTTTAAATTAACAACAGGAGGATAAGACTATGTACGGCAAGGACTCAGACGGAATCGGACGTCCCGTATTAGTAGACGGCACAGGAAAATTAATCACTAAGCCCGGCGGTGGGAGGTTGGCGGAAGCTGCATTGGCAGGCAGGTTGTTTTGTGCCTCAAATCAAGCGCATGTGACGACTTGCACTACCCTGCATAATACCTTTACGGGCCTTGCAATCGTGAACCCAAGCACAAGCGGGAAAAACTACATCATGCATGAGTTTTCCTATGCAATGATGGACAGTCCGGCAGCAGACACTAACCTGTCGCTCGCGATCGGTCCCGCCCATTCAGGCTTTGCGGCAGATATTACGGTCAGATGTTGCCGTTGGGGATACGCGACGTCTGTGGCAATCGCAGACGCAGCGGCTACGATTATTGGTGCTGCAGGTGTCATTGTGAAGCATATTGCAACCCTCGGAACAAACGCTACTACCGCCCTGCTGAACGGGCCGACCGTAGTTGACCTCGGCGGACAGTTTGTCATTCCCCCCGGATATGCAATCTACACAGACACCTTGCTGGCTTCCGGTGATTTTATGCTGTTTGGGTTTGTCTGGGAAGAAGTGGACGTTTAACAGGTAAATCTTTTGTTTAACGGCCCCGTCCTGTAAAGGGGCGGGGCATGACTACTAACGTGAAGTACATATGAACGACAAATGCGTCATACTGGGGACCGCCCCCTGTCTGGAAACCGATCTGGACGATCTGGCATCGATCGGCACGGGGAACGGTTTCGACTTTTTCGCCGTCGGCCTCGACTGCGCGGACCGCTACCTCGGCCGCATCGACCACGCCGTGAGCTATCACCCGAAGGAGTTTCAGGAATTCAGGGAGCGGCGCGCGAAGGTGGGGGGGAACCTCGACTATGTGACGCATTCCCACAACGAAAACGGGAAGCCCGACAGGGTATGGCCCTACATGGCCCCTTCGGGAAGTTCGGCCATGCTCGGGGTGGAAGCCGCCCTGGGCCTCGGCTATGCAAAGGTCATCGTCGCGGGCGTATCGCTTTACGATAAGGCATATAAGCGGTTTCAGGCAGGATGGAAGATCAGGTTCGACGGCAGTCGGGAAGACTATGCCAACGAATTGCAGCACGGAACCTACCGGGAGGGAGTCATCAACGCCCTTCGGGACAACAAAGACAGGGTGCGCGCCATGAGCGGGTACCCCAGGGAGATCCTCGGCGCGCCGACAGGAGAGTGGCTGAATTCATGATTACGGTATGCTGTCTGAAACTGGGGACGAAATACGGCCCCGAATATGTGAACGTCCTGGAATCTATGGTGAGGCGGAATGTCGTGTCCGCCCCGTATGAATTTGTATGCTTCACGGACGACGCGGCGGGCATCAGGCCGGAGATCGGGACGGCCCCACTTCCCTGCGAACTACCGGGGATGTGGGCGAAAATGGCGCTCTACATGCCGGAGATACTCAGCATCGATACCGAACGGCTTCTGTTCCTTGACCTGGATATCGTCGTCACGGGCAACCTGGACGGCCTGATGTGCTACGAATCGGATTTTGCCATGGCGAAAGACTGGCCCTCGGGGATGCTGTCAGCGGAAGACCACCGCAACGTCTACGGCAACACGTCCGTCGTGCTGCTGAAAACGGGCGCGGCGGCAAGGCTCTGGGACGCGTACCGGGCGTCGGGATTCCCGACGCATGGATATGGCGACGGCGACCAGGGCTGGATCAATCACACATTTCCGGGAGCGGCGGATCTGCTTCCGGAAAAAATGGTGCAGAGCTACAAAATGCACCACCTCGAAGGCGACACGCCTCCCTCGTGCGATATTGTCATGTTTCACGGCACGCCGAAGCCGCACGAATGCGGGGGCTGGGTCAAGGGGTACTGGCAATGACGACGCCGGAAATATACAACGAAATATGGGAGAAGGGCCGATACCGCGACGGCTCCACATGCCTTCGTCTCCTGCCCTTTCTCCGGCGCTACATCCCCCCGGGGAGCGTGGTGAACGATTACGGATCGGGAACGGGACGGGCAGAAAAAGGACTGCTCGAATTCTGCTCCAAAGTGAACATGGTCGATTTCGCCTCCGCCGCTTTGGAGGATGAGGCGAGATCATTAATCGGCGAACGGCTGACCTATACCGTGTCGCCCCTGGAATCGATTCCGGATGATTTTCCCGTGGCGGACTGGGGGATCTGCATCAACGTCCTCATGACCGTGGATCCCGCGAAGCTGGCGGATATCCTGAAAAACCTCCGGAGAACATGCCGGAACCTGATTGTCGAAGTGTATGACATGTATGACATGCGCCTCGGCAAAAACCGGACGCTGGTTGTCGGCGACGCGCGATGGTGGGCGGACACCCTGGGGGACTACTGGCCCTATATTGAAGCGGTGAATAGCCCGGAGCATCCGAGGCGCTACATCACCATATGCCGGAGCGAGTGATCATATATGAAGAAACTTGACACGGAATGCCTGTCTCCCCTCAAGCTGTTCGAGCGGTTAGTGAAACTGGAAACGGCGGTCGAGGTTGGACGCAAGAAGGACGCCGAGGCCCTTGTGCTGGCAAGGAATATTTTTGAATCTGAGAGAGATCGCACAAGCGAACGGATTGATTACAAGTTCGAGAAGGTCAACGAGTTTCAGAAACGAATGGATAGGCTGGAAGCGACTTTCGCGACAAAAAGTGACCTGAAAGTGACCGACAGGCTCGTGTATGCCGGAGTGGGGATCGTGCTGACCGTGCAGTTTTCCATAGGGATTATTTTTGCCATTAGGCTATGGAAGTGAGCATGATGCAACCGTGGCGGTGAGCGGTATGGACGAATTATATGCAATATTCCAGAGGCAAAACGGGATGAACGGATTTATTATTATCGACGAAACGGACTGGAAGGAAGCGACGCCGGAACAGCGGGACTGGATGATATTCAAAACACTGCGAGTCTTGGATGAGCGTATGCAGAAGCTGGAAAAGCGGCCCGTCGTAGATAAGTGCTTCTCATTCTGCGGTGGCGTGCTCGGCGGATTCTTGGCATTTCTGGGGATGAAATTCGGCGGCGGGAATATACAACCATGACAAAGGTCGTCTATGTCTATGAGAAGAAAGATTACTGCAAGCGAACCGATGCACCTTGTGATCCGGCGAAATGCGGATGCGAAAAGGATACATGTATCTATCTTGTCAGGGGACGGGAGATAACGGATGAACCAAAATAGGAGGGCATTTCTCGATATGATCGCCTTTGCCGAAGGTACGGGGCATCTGGGAGACCGCGGCTACAACGCCATTGTCGGGGGAAAGCTCTTTGACGGCTATGCGGACCATCCCCGGAAGACGGTGCAGATCGCGCCGAAGCTCAAGTCTTCCGCGGCGGGCAGATATCAGATCCTCATGCGGTATTTCGACGTGTACCGGGCATTGCTTGGCCTCCCGGACTTTTCGCCGGAATCTCAGGACAGGATCGCCATTGCAATGATCCGCGAATGCGGGGCCCTCGACGACGTGGACTGCGGGCGCGTCATGCAGGCGGTCAGAAAATGCCGGAGCCGGTGGGCGAGTTTCCCCGGGGCCGGCTATCACCAGAGAGAGCGCGCCATGGAGGATCTTCTCCGCGCCTTTCGTGGAGCGGGAGGAATTATTTGCGAGGAGAGACGTGAGCGAGACAACATTATTAGCAAAAAGTGACATGGAAAACATTCCGCAGGAGATGCTGCCGATGCCCGTATTAAGCGACAATGTAAGGAGCTTTTTCTCGTGGGGCATCAAGACGCATACGCATGGCTGTTACAATCACTTTATGTGGATGATACACCCCGGCATGCTCGCAAGCCAAAACCTGTTATACCAATCACAACCAGTTTCAGACTACACAAAAAACTGCCGGTTGAAATTCTGGTACTGCAAAACATGGACGGAACAAAATAGGCACACGGTTATTAAGCTGATTGAAGATAGGCTCAATCTGCCTTGGTACAAAAGGCTGTATGATCTCCCTGCTATCTTTGGGCAACTATTTTGGCGGGAGATACAATTTCCATATTTACGGATATGCTCCGATTATGGGGAATATATCAGGAATGTCGATGCTGAATATGACTTGCGGCATCCGGATCCAGAGAATGTAAATAAATGGCTGGAAAAAAGAAATGATCGATATGAAGTGTATGGGAGATATGTCCCGGATTAGCAAGGTAAAAGGATTAACACAATGACCTTCAAGCAGCAGATGGCCGACGACCTTGATCTGTTTTACAACACCGACGAATTCGCCGAGGCGGTCACCATCGAATCGGCGGACGGGGACGACGTCTATCATGATATCGCCGTCATATTCGACTTCGGCGACGGGTTTGCGTACCGCGGCGCGGACGATCCCGGCGTGGANGGCTGGGCGAGGATACGATTGAGCGACCTCGGCGCGATCAAGACGGGATACATCATATACCGCGACGAGGAGAAGTGGCGCCTCCTCGGCGGCGCGGTGCAATCAACGGACGGCCTCGAATGGATCGTCCCCATCAGCAGATACACGGAGTGAGCATGGCGGAATTCTTTGTCGATACAAAAGGCGAATTCGGGTTGGAAGCATGGGGCGCTATGCTGGCGCGTTTTCCGAAACACGCTGAAAGGGCCGTCGCGTCGGGGCTGCGTTCCGAGGGGAGCAGGCTCCAGCGGCTCATCAAACTCTCCATTCAGAGAGGCGGCCCCCCGGGGCAGCCGTGG